GCAGCTTCTTCTGCTCGTCGTCCACGGGCGTGAGACCCATCGCTTGCGCGCTGTCCACGTCTTTCGGATCGAGGACGGCTTGCTCGCCGGTCTGGAATTGTTTGGTGTTGAGAGCGAATGACATAGGTTGGATTATTAGTCAGTTCTGACTGTTTCGCAAGTTAAACGGAAAGCCCGCCCAATTGCAGACGGCGAACCGGGAATTCGAGGTCGATGCAGTAGCCCGCGGCGTCCGCGGAGTGTTCGGTGCCGCCGGTCTTGTCCACGTCGCGGCTGCCGGGCTTGTAGATCGTCTGCTCCAGCGACTTGATGAAGTGCTTGCAGGAGGCGTCGATGCGAAGCCGCACCTGCCCGTCGGCTGAGCGCAGCATGCGGTTGACCGCATTCACCCGGTCGGCCACGAGCGGGCTCTTGCGCCGGAACTTGATGCGCTTGAAGCCCTTCTCGCGCAGAATGTCCAGGTCCGTCTCCCCGCGCGCGTGCTGGCGCTGGCCGCCGGCCGGGTCGGGATAGATCACCATCTGCTTCTGGTAGCGCCAGTATTTCTTCTCCAGCGCATCAGCCGTCTCCTCGGTGTTGGAGCCGAACTGCACGATCTCATCGACCGCCCAGAGTTCGCCGTTCTCCTGCAACTGGAAAATCACCGTGCTCATCGGGTCGATGTTGAAGTCCATCCCCACCCAGATCGGCAGCTTCGGGTTAAAGGCGAAGTTGCCCACGTGCGTGGAGCGCTCGAACGGGTAATAGACCCGCCCGCTCATCGTCTCGAAGCTCGCGAGGAATTCCTGGTTGTAGGACTTGTCATCCATGTCGCGCTTGGCCGCTTCGAGCTCCTGCAGCGGGATGAAGGGCGACGTGTAGGTCGGGAACTGCCAGCTCGCCCACTCGTTCACGCGCACGCGCCCGTTCGCATCGAGATAGGTCTCACCCCGCTGGCCCATCATGTAGACGGTGTGCAGGTAGTTGTAGGCCTTGGGCGTGCCGATGAACATCGCGTGCCCGCCCGTGTCCGCGAGCGTCGGGCGCAGCACCTTGGTCCACGTCTCCTCGTGCATGTCCTGGAACTCGTCCAGCACGAGAAAATGGATACCCACGCCGCGCAGTGAGTCAGCCTTGTCGGCGCCTTTCAGTTCGATGCGGCTGCCGTTGCGCAGGAAGATCGAGAGGCTCGTCTCGTTGACTTTCCTGATCCATTTCTTTGGGATCGCCTCGAGCAGATCGGTCCACATGATCTGCTTGGCCATCTTGTAGGTCGGCGCGACATACCAAATCTTGCGGCGCTTGATTTGGGCGAACTTGATGAGCAGGACTTTCGACAATTGCGACTTGCCCCAACGGCGCCCCGCGACGACCACCCGAAAGCGCCGACGGTCCTGGTAGACCATCATCTGCTTGGGGTGAAGCGAAAGGCTGGCGGATTTGGCGGCCATCAGTCGTCGTCCCCGCCGTCGTCGATGATTTCGTCGTCATCGAGGTCTGCCAGCTCGGCCTCGAGCGCGGCCTGCTCGCTTGGCAGCATCAGCGCGTCGTCGTCATCGCGGTTACGCAGCGCCTCGATTTGATCGGCGGTGAGTTCCGAGATCACCAGGTCCGGCAGCCCGTCTTCATCGAGCGCGTCATCACGATCCAGGCCCAGCACCGCCCAGCGTTCCTCCCGCGCTTTCTTGAGCACGGTCATGGCCGCATCGAGCGCCTTGAGGTTGTTCAGCGCCGTGGCCACCGGCCGCGACTCTTGCTTGGCGAGCAGAATTTCGTTCCAAGACAGCTTCGCGAGGCCCGCGGCCATCTTGTAGTGTTCTTCCTTGGTCTCCTTGATGCGCGCGGCGAGCACCGTCGCGTCATCGATCGCGGCGCGCGCGACCTCCTCTTTCACCGCGGCCTTGAGCTCCTCTTTGCGCTTGCCCTTCTCGATGCCCTTGTTCTTGAAGTGCGCGGAGAACGCCGACTTGTGTTTGCCAAAGCGTGCCGCCAGGTCATCGAGCGTTACTTCACCGGACTCCCAAAGCGCTTCAGCCTCGGCCCATTGCTTGGGCGTGAGGCGCGCGTGCTTGGTTTTCGGTGCCGCTGCTGCGGGTGTTGCCGTTGCTTTGGTCACTACTCGGTTCCTTCTCGGTTTCAAAATCCAAAAAAAAAGGGCGCAGAGGTGGGCGCCCATTTCGGAGAGAGAAAACGAAAATCAGGGCTCCACTCTAACCGCCGTTCTGGCGAATGTCAACAGTCAGTTTTGACTATTTCCCTCCGCGAGCAGATACAGCAGTCCAAGGGCGAGCGCGCAGCCTTCGTCGGATTGCTCAAACGTGCGCACAAGCTCGCCACCGAGCTCAAACACACAAACCCAGGTCTCACCCCGTTCGGGGAGCAAGAAGAACGGTTTCCCGCGCTTCTCGAACGCTTCCGCGGTGAGGGATTGATTGAGTGCGAAGTCAACCGCGGGCACCCAGTTCGATTCGCTGGGCACGCCGGCCGTTTTGTCCCAGCACTTGACGATGCCGTCCTGGATTTCGACAAAGAAGCCGAGCGTGGCTGCGATGTTGGCGTTGATCAGTTGGGCCGACATTTCGCCCGTGCCCAGCACCCGTGCCGCCGAGCATTGATCAATGTGTTCTTCTACTTCATTCATTACTTTCTTTATTAGTTATATGTTTTATATACGGTAGCGGTGTGGGAGCCCAAGTCATACCCAAGTGATAGCTGCGGTCCCAACACGCTTACGCTGGCTCATAGAACTCGTCGGACCCGATATCGTCGGCTTCGTCGATGACATACGCCGGCCCCTTCTTGACACCTACGCCCACGTAGCCGGCGCCCGCCGGCGTAATGCCGATCATCACGTGCCGGCGGCCGCGCCGCTTTTCGCTACCCAACTTGTGGATGAGCCCGTGCTTGATGAGCGCGCGGATCGAAAACTGGATCGACGCCTTGGTCGTCTCGTAGTTGATGCGCTCGATGATCTGATCGAGGTCGCACGCGGAACCGTCTTCGTTTCCGGTCCCGATCACGCGCAAAAGCTCGATCTGCTTGACGGTAAGGTGCATCAGGCGGCTCCAACCGTGCGGTAGAGGGTCAAGGGTGCATCGACCGGCTGGACGTCGAATTCGAGCAGATGAATGCGATCCGGCAGTTCACGGCCAAAGTCGGGGTTCTGGTAGACGCCATAGAGGGGGCTTGCAAACACCAACTGCTGGATCTGCTTGAGGAGCCAGCCCGGTGCGTAGCCGTCGATGCGTGCCCGCGCGTCAAAGCGCTTGTTGCCCGACTTCTCCCGACTGGAGTTGCGGAAATAGAAGTCGCGCATCTCCTTGATGCACTTCTCCCGCACGGCTGCCGGCATCGCCTCGAGCTCCTCCATCACGCCCACGTAATCGGAGGGGATCGCATCGAACCAGCGGCGGAAAAACACGAGACCCGCCTCGTATTTCTGCGACGGCTCGGGTTTGACAAAGCGCACGCCGGCCTTGGCCGCGAACGGGTTGAACTTGCTCATCGAGGACTGGAACTCCACGATGCGCGCCCCGCTCATGCGCATCATGAGGTTCTGCATCCGGTAGGCAATCCCCGCGCCCCGATACATGGTGTCGAGCACCAGGCGCGAGTTCGTGGTCGCGTTGTCGTTGATCCAGTTCAGGCGGTATTTGTTGATGAGCTTCGAGTCGAGCCCACCCACGTTCGGCCGCAGGTGCGTGAACGCCTTGTTGCGCCCGCTCGAGATCGCCGAGGAAACCGTCATCACCCCAACGCCGATCGTCTGCCCGCGCAACACGCACCGGTAGAACTTGGGGCCAAACGGCAGGTTCTCCGCCTTGTAGTGGAGCTCGTGCAAGAGATCCCAGTCCGCCTTGGTGCCGCGCTCGACGTAAATCTCGGGCAAGAGCGACAGTGTGTGGGCGGTGGGCGGTGCCGATCGTTCGATCAGCACATCGGCGTTGTCGGTGATGATGGTCATGCCTTTTTCTTTTCCATGAAGCGCTGCCAGAACCAGATGCTCGATGCGATCCCGCAGCAGCCGCCGGCAGCGCTCGCGGAGAACGCCAGGAGGTCGCCAGAAGCCGCCGCGTGCGCAAAGACGAACTGACCCACGCTGATGCCGAAGGACGTCACCACGGACGCGATATAGCGCCCCTGGTTGACGTTCTTGGACTGAATCCCGAGCAGGAACACCGACCCGAAGGCCGATGCGAACAGGATGAGCAGTTGGAGCGTGGTCATACGCTGGCTCGTGCGGCCGCTGAGAGCG